AGGCGTGTCCGACCCCTCAATAGGCTTGGCGGTCATGTCGCGCTTGCGCTTCTCGAACATCGCGGCCGCTTGCGACTGGTTCTCGCGGTACTTGGTCATAATCTCCTCGAGCTTCTCGTTGGCGTAATGGGTGTCCTCAACCTTGGAGCGATCGGGGGGAATCAGCAGCCACTTGTACATGTCCACCACGTAAATATCAACGATCGCGTCCTCCCGCTGTAGGCGCTTGGCGTGCGTCGCAGCCTCCTCGCGCGTCGAGAAACAGCCGCGAATCTTCATTCCGAGGTGCTCATTCTTCTGCGGCATTTCTGGACCGACGAAAGAAACGCATGCAAAAAGCTGTCCTGGGACGGTCAAATAATCGGCAGTTAGTTCTCCGGCCATTTCTACATTATATGCACCCCTCATCTTTAACTAAAGTCTTGAGCGCTAGTAGAAGGAATGGCGGCTTACCACAGAAAGCGCCAGCCCGATGAAACTCGGGAAGATTTTGCGAGAGTTTCAGAAATAAAGAAGGAAATTAGATTAAGAAAGGAGTATAGCTGTGAACCTTTTACACATGACGAATTTTCGCTCACCGCTGCATCAATTTTAAGATTTAATAGAGACCTTGCTCTAAAACCCATCGAGGAACGTAGAAAGACTCTGAACGTGCTAACTGCAAGCGATGAGGACCTATTGGACAGAATAAGAACTTTCAACAGGGGCGCTAGTGAAAACCTGATATATATGTACCGCGACAAATCCAACTGGGTCAGGTTTAGGTATACAGATGATGGTGAATCTTTCGAGGGGTTTGCGATACTCGAGCTTGGTGAGATAATGAGGGAAAATGGGGTCATTGTAGGAACAATTTCAAATGGTAAAATGATGATCCATGTAGGGGGAAAAATGAGGTTTAGGGCGCATCTTATTTTGACCGCATCTGGAAGACGTAGACCGAATGAAAAACATACAGCCGATCATATAAATTTCAAAGAACCTCTAAATGATAGTATATTCAATCTTCGATGGGCAACATGTTTAGAACAAATTAATAATCAACGCGAGAAAAGTATGCATAAAATAACTGCTTCTACCGTTATCGTTTTGGATAGAGAAAGCCGCCGGGAAGTGGCTAGGCACTATACACACGCGTCGGCGGCGTTGGCACATGGAGTCAGCCGATGTTCAATAAGCAATTATATCAAGGACGGGCGTCCTCATAATGGACTAATCTTCACCCATGGAGACTCGGCATCAGGTGAAATACTTCCAAACCATCCCAAATTTCAAAATTTCCAGATGACAAAAAGTGGAATGTATAGAACTCCCGTCCGTAACACGAAATGCTGGGGTGAGTGGAGATCCAAGGGGGGAAAGCGTCCTTGTATATGCATTGAAAAAACGGTGAAGATGTTATATAATTTGATAATTGAATGTGTTATGGGCAGAGAACTAATAGATGACGAAAACGGAGACCATATAGACGGGGACTCGTCCAACAACACACTCGAGAATGTACAGCCCATGATTGCAAGGGCAAACAGCATAAAAAGATCCGTGAAACTAGTAAGTGCCATAAAAGATGGGATGGTTACAGTGTTTCTTAATACGCGCGTCGCATGTGAAAGCACAGGGGTTAGGCCGGCGGATATAAGTGGTATATTGACTGGTAAAATAACATGGAAACACTCGAGTGGATATACTTTCAGGGACGCGTCTATAGAAGAAATAAATTCATTTTTTGATTCAATGATTGATGATCCCGATATCGAGAATTTCGAGTCCTGTTCCCTATACCCTGTACTGAAAGCACAGAAGGCCCTAAATAAGGAGTGGAAGGCCTGTTTAACCAAGTAAAATGGAAGCCCTTCGCAAGTTGCACAATAGTCACAAGCGCCAACTCATCCAAAAGTGGGTCAGGCCGGGATCCATAGTGCTCGACTGTGGGTGTGGCCGCGGTGGCGACTGGCACAAGTGGAAGGCGGTCCGGGCCCACGTGGCAGCCATAGACCCCGACCCCGCGTCCCTCGCGGAGGCTGCGTCACGGGCCCGTGAAATGAATTTCCCCGTGCGGTTCCTCGGAACCGGTGACATCCGACACGTCACAGAATCTTGGGACGTCGTGTGCTACAACTTTTCTTTGCACTACATCGTCGACTGTTTCGACGAGTCGCTGGATGCGATCCGGCGTGCCGTCAAGCCGCGAGGGCTCCTCATGGGGATCGTGCCCGAACTCGCACGGGCCGAGCTCCTCACCGGGGGCGGCCAGTTCAAGGACCCATTGGGCAACACACTCGAGATTAAGGATGGCAAGTTGTTGGTCGGCCTCACGGACGGCCCCTTCTATGCAGACGGGCCGAAGAGCGAGCCGTTGCTTGATGCAGGGGTTCTCGTGGACGGGCTGACCGCCCGCGGCTTTCAGTGCCTCTCGTGGGCACCCATGCTTCCGGTGCCCAACGGGCACGTGTCAGATCTGTACTCGAGCTTCGTGTTCAGGAAAAATTCGTAGTCCAGTAATAGGATGGACGCGCGGATCGTCTGGGCACTAGGCATAGCTCTGATCATAATCATAGTCGCCACGAATCGTCCGCCTGATTTAATGGTTGAAATCAGAAGGCGGTACGCGAAAATCATGCGGGCCGTGCACGAGGACCAGAACCTCGACCCCAGGTGGGAGCCCGTGAAGAAGCCGGCAATTCTCACTGGCATGTGCGGCTGGGACAAATCCAAGGGGGCTATAGGCTATAACGTCAACAAGGGCTACGAGATATACCTGTGCATGGACGCGGATGCGTCGGATGAAACGAGCATTAACACCGCCATGCATGTGCTTATTCACGAACTGTGTCACTCGACGGTTCGGGAATACGAACATTCCGATTCTTTTTGGAAAAATTTTAAAGATTTTCGCAAGTACTGCGCCAAGCGGGGACTCTACACCCCCGGTGATGTCGGCCCCTTCTGTGGTGAAAACATCAAGGGTTGATCTAATTCAAAAAACGGTGAGCAAGGTAAAACACGAGGGCGGCGAGGAAAGCCGTGACGGCCATGGCGCTCATGGAGCCCGCCTCCACGGTGGGCATAAACTGCGCAATCTTCTCCTGCACCGGCTTGCTGGTCGACACGACCGCAGCCAGACCCGCGAGAACAGCCATGTACTGCTCGGAAGTAAGACCGAAGGGAATCTTACGCCCACCCTGTGGCTGCTGCTGCGGCGGCGGCGGCGCTGCGAATCCCGCCGGGGACCCACTGTTCACCGACCCGAACGCCATGTCGTGCATCTGCATGGAAGGACCGGGGGGGACCACGTCGTCAAGAGCAGTCGAGAACTCCGCCATTTGATTTTGACCAATGTTTTTTTCCTCCTCAATTAAACCCGTAGGGATTGAAGACGTGATGTCGTTCGTGCTATTCGCATCGAAGGACTCCATTTACTTGGACGGGAGTTTCTTTACCTGGACCACTGACGCGCCGGGCTTGCGGGCGAGGGGGGTGCCGCTGGTACCGACGTGCTTGGGGTTGTAATTCTTCTGGTGAAACTGCCAGAATGCGGGCGATCCGCAGCGGAAATTCTTCCGCATAGCCGCCTTGTACCAAAAAACACAGTCGGTGATGTTGTTGGACTTGGACGTGTTGTCGAGCACGAGGCACTCGTAATTCTCCGTGCACGCGTCCATCACCTGGCAGAACTGATCAAAGGTGGGGAAAACACCGAAAAAAGCCTTGTACAGATTTTCCCGATTCTGACGGACGTTGTCGCGAAGCACAAAGACATAGTCCACGTTCGTCCGAATCATAGGCGTCATGTCCATGCAGTACTGGGTCGTCATCATGTAAAAAATCTTCCAGTGACGACCGTTCATGAAGAGCTGCCGGATGACCGTGTCACGCATGAAGCTGCGGTCGTACATACAGTCGTCCATGAGCAGGAAAACGGGGGTCGCCTTCCCCGCCGCCACGTTTCTCTTCTGGCGCTCTATAATCTTCTCAACCGCATCGCGGTTATAGTCACCGTAGACGAATAGGTCCGGTATGAACTGCTTATAGTGACCATTCCCCTCCTCCGTGCCTGACATGGCGATGCCCGAAGGGATCCCGCGCTTGTGCCACAGAATGTCAGTCACGAGAGTGGACTTTCCAGTCCCACGCTTCCCTATGAATACGCACACCTTGTCATCCGCCATCTTGCTCGGGTCGAATTTCTTCAATTGAATATTCATTCCTGATCTAGTCTACGAGTTTAGACGGCGCCGTCCGCCGCGGAGAGCCCGCGCTCCTGGTGGAAATAAGTTCTTCACTTAGATCAGGAATGTCCGCAGGGGCAGTGCAGCTTGCTGCAATCGGACAACAAGACGCGTATCTGACCGGGAACCCGTCCGTTTCGTACTTTTTAGGCGTCTACAGACGACACACCCCATTTAGCCTACAGGCCTTCAACGTGCCCTTTCAGGGGCAGCAAATTCAGTGGGGATCGCAGTCAGTCTGCAGAATCCCCTACAAGGGTGATCTCGTTCGAAGCGTCATGCTCGCCATAGAGCTCCCCGCACTTTCACCCACCTCGACCGAATACATCTGGCGCCTCCCCGTACGCCTCCAACGCCCCGTGCCATACCTATACATCAACGGTGATCTCGTAAATAAAATAGCCATCAACCCAGTGTCCCTCGATATATACTCACTGGGATTCATGTATATATGGTTGGATCTATCAGGTCTCGCAAACTATGTCGAATACGATGCAACAAGAACGAAATTTTTTTTTAAAAATTGTTCAACCGTGGCGGTGGATGCGGTCGACGCCACCACCGTCGGTGTTTTCTTCGGTCTTGATCCGCAGGCATATTCACGATTCCCAACACCGACCACCGTGCAGTGGGACGTCTTCCCGGGCAGCGCGCACGGAAGCTCTGCAGATTTTTCACTCGCCCAGTCCGGGTGGGTTCAGGAGGCGGCCGCAGGACAAATCAACGCATCTGAAACCTACATCGCAAACGTGTTCGCACCAGTCACGCTGTCAGTCATCAACCCCTCACCAACGGGCGGCGGGTACTGGGCACAGTTTCTAGATCTCAATCTATTCGGCCCGCGCCTCGGGACATCCTCCCTCATGTCCG